ATGTATAGCAAAGAGTCAATTGTTAATATGATAGGCACACATAAAATGAAGTGCAATGTATTAGCTGATGTAATACCGGAATATGATAGCAATTCAATTGCACAGTATGGCATACAAGCAACGTTGCCGAAACCACAAGGGGAAAACTCAAGTAAAGTTGAAGATGTTGTTGTGAGGCTTGAGAGAGCAAATAAAAGGTATGCGCAGATGTTAAAAGAAGTTGAGTTTATAAATCAATCACAACAGAGATTAGGACACGTTGACTTTTGCTTCTTAGAGTTGTTGAAGAAAGGTTATAACAGAGATGCAATTATCAAGAAGATGCCTAACTCTAAATTGAACAGAAACAACTTCTTAGCGCGCCGTGATGAGTTAGCAGAAAAGATTTATCTACTACAGTGACGAAAATGACAAAAATGACAGAAATGACGAAAATGACACTATTTTTAAACTGTGAATTAATTTTATATAATTGATTTGTAAGAATTATCTTAAGACGTGGGGTAATAGCCACATTAGATGTTCTCATCGATGTGATTGAGAAGTGACAAACATGTAAAGTTGATATGTTACGCTATTAATCACTTACTGCCTGCCTATATGGTGGGTAGTTTAATTCTTGCAATTTGAGTCATAACTATTTTCCTCCTTTCACATTTATTGAACGTAGCTCCTGCACAAGATGTAGGGGCATTTTTTATATTTAAAATAACTAGAGTAATTAACGTAAAGGCGTGTGATACAGTGAAAACAATTGATTAAATTAACACCGAAGCAAGAAAAGTTTGTATTAGGACTCATCGAGGGCAAGAGCCAACGGAAAGCATATATTGACGCAGGGTATTCGACTAAAGGTAAAAGTGATAATTATATAGATAGCCGAGCTTTTGAGTTGAGTAAGAATAGTGCGATTTTAGATAGGTATGAAGAATTGCGTCAAGAAGCAGCTGAACAATCAAAATGGACACGCCAAAAGGCTTTTGAAGAATATGAGTGGCTAAAGAATGTAGCTAAGAATGACATTGAAATAGAGGGAGTGAAGAAAGCGACAGCTGATGCATTCCTCGCTAGTTTAGATGGTATGAATAGAATGACGTTAGGTAACGAAGTTTTAGCTAACAAGAAAATAGAAACTGAAATTAAGATGCTTGAGAAGAAGATTGAACAAATAGATAAAGGTGACAGTGGAATAGAAGATAAAATCAAACAACTTCACGACGCAATAACGGAAGTGATCGTCAATGAATAAACTTAAATCTTTATATACGGACAAACAAATTGAAATATTGAAGCAAACGCAAAAACGAGATTGGTTTATGTTAATTAATCACGGAGCAAAGCGTACAGGTAAAACAATATTAAACAATGACTTATTTTTACGTGAGTTAATGCGTGTGCGAAAGATAGCAGACGAAGAAGGAATTGAGACACCTCAATATATACTTGCTGGTGCAACATTAGGTACGATTCAAAAAAACGTACTAATAGAGTTAACTAACAAATATGGCATTGAGTTTAATTTTGATAAATATAATTCATTCATGTTATTTGGCGTTCAAGTGGTTCAGACAGGTCACAGTAAAGTAAGTGGTATAGGAGCTATACGTGGTATGACATCGTTTGGTGCATATATCAATGAAGCGTCGTTAGCGCATGAAGAGGTGTTTGACGAGATTAAGTCACGTTGTAGTGGAACTGGTGCAAGAATATTGGTAGATACCAACCCTGACCATCCCGAGCATTGGTTGTTGAAAGATTATATTGAAAATACAGATCCTAAAGCAGGTATACTGAGTCACCAATTTAAGCTCGATGACAATAACTTTCTTAATGATAGATATAAAGAGTCTATTAAGGCTTCAACACCATCAGGTATGTTCTATGAACGTAATATCAACGGTATGTGGGTGTCTGGTGACGGTGTAGTATATGCCGACTTTGATTTGAATGAGAATACGATTAAAGCAGATGAACTGGACGACATACCTATCAAAGAATACTTTGCTGGTGTCGACTGGGGTTACGAGCACTATGGATCTATTGTGTTAATAGGACGAGGTATAGATGGTAACTTTTATTTTATTGAGGAGCACGCACACCAATTTAAGTTTATTGATGATTGGGTGGTTATTGCAAAAGATATTGTAAGTAGATATGGCAATATTAATTTTTACTGCGATACTGCACGACCTGAATACATCACTGAATTTAGAAGACATAGATTACGTGCAATTAACGCTGATAAAAGTAAACTATCGGGTGTAGAGGAAGTTGCTAAGTTGTTCAAACAAAACAAGTTACTTGTTCTTTATGATAATATGGATAGGTTTAAGCAAGAGGTATTTAAATATGTTTGGCACCCTACAAACGGAGAGCCTATAAAAGAATTTGATGACGTGTTGGACTCGTTAAGATATGCCATATACACACATACTAAACCTGAACGATTAAGGAGGGGGAAATGACATTGTATAAGTTAATAGATGATATTGAAGCACAAGGAATATTGCCTAAGCATATTGAGGCTCTAATAGAGTCACATAAAGACGATAGAGAGAGAATGGTTAATCTCTATAATAGATACAAGACACATATTGACTATGTACCAATATTCAAACGTCGACCAATTGAAGAAAAAGAAGATTTTGAAACTGGTGGAAATGTAAGGCGATTAGACGTGTCTGTTAATAACAAACTTAACAACTCTTTTGACAGCGAAATTGTTGATACACGTGTTGGTTATTTACATGGTGTTCCTGTTACTTATGATTTAGATGAAAACGCAGAAAAAAACGAAAAGTTGAAAAAGTTTATAACCAACTTTGCCATTAGAAATAGTGTTGATGATGAGGATTCTGAAATAGGTAAAATGGCAGCAATTTGCGGATATGGTGCTAGGTTAGCATATATTGATACGAATGGTGATATTAGGATTAAGAATATAGATCCCTATAATGTTATTTTTGTTGGCGACAATATTTTAGAACCTACATACTCATTGCGCTACTTTTATGAAAAAGATGATGATAATGGCACTGATTATGTGTACGCAGAGTTTTACGATAATACTTATTATTATGTATTTCGAGGAGAAGGTATTGACGCTTTGCAAGAAGTTGGACGATATGAACATTTATTTGATTACAATCCATTGTTTGGTGTACCTAACAACAAAGAGATGATAGGAGATGCTGAAAAGGTTATTCACTTAATTGACGCATATGATTTAACAATGAGCGATGCATCAAGTGAGATTAGTCAGACACGTTTAGCATACCTTGTGTTACGCGGTATGGGTATGAGTGAAGAAATGATTCAAGAAACACAAAAGAGTGGCGCATTTGAGTTGTTCGACAAAGATATGGACGTTAAATACTTAACAAAAGATGTAAATGACACAATGATTGAGAACCATTTAGATCGAATCGAAAAGAATATCATGCGTTTTGCAAAGTCAGTAAACTTTAATTCTGACGAGTTTAACGGAAATGTACCTATCATTGGAATGAAACTTAAACTTATGGCTTTAGAGAACAAGTGTATGACGTTTGAGCGTAAGATGACAGCTATGTTGAGGTATCAATTCAAAGTTATTTTATCTGCATTAAAGCGTAAAGGGTACAACTTGGATGATGATAGTTATTTAAACCTGATATTTAAGTTCACTCGTAACATTCCAGTTAATAAGTTAGAAGAATCACAAGTGCTAATTAACCTGAAGGGACAAGTTTCAGAACGAACAAGGTTAGGACAATCACAACTAGTTGATGATGTTGATTACGAATTAGACGAAATGGAAAAAGAAAGCCTTGAATTTAATGACAAATTACCTGACATAGATGAAGGTGACGCAAATGACAAATCCCAAAATAACCAATCAGAATGATATTGATGAGTATATCGAGGGTTTAATCTCTAAAGCAGAAAAACCAATAGAACAACTATTTGCTAATCGACTTAAAGAGATAAAACAAATCATCGCAGATATGTTTGAGAAATATCAAAATGATGATGTGTATGTTACATGGACTGAATTCAATAAATACAACAGGCTCAATAAGGAGTTAACTCGTATAGGTACAATGTTGACTGATGACTATAGGCAAGTAGCTAAGATGATTCAGAAGTCACAAGAAGATGCTTATATAGAAAAATTCCTTATGAGCCTTTATTTATATGAAATGGCGAGTCAAACATCTATGCAGTTTGATGTTCCGAGTAAAGAGGTAATCAAATCAGCTATTGAACAACCTATTGAGTTCATTCGTTTAATGCCAACACTACAAAAACATCGTGATGAAGTATTGAAAAAGATACGTATGCACATTACACAAGGTATTATGAGTGGAGAGGGTTACTCTAAGATAGCTAAAGCAATACGTGATGATGTCGGCATGTCTAAAGCTCAATCATTGCGTGTGGCTCGTACAGAAGCAGGCAGAGCAATGTCACAAGCTGGACTTGATAGCGCAATGGTTGCTAAAGATAACGGTTTGAAGATGAAGAAACGTTGGAATGCTACTAAAGATACACGAACACGTGATACTCATCGTCATTTAGATGGGGAATCAGTGGAAATAGACCAAAACTTTCAATCAAGTGGATGTGTTGGACAGGCACCCAAGCTATTTATCGGTGTAAACAGTGCGAAAGAGAATATTAATTGTCGTTGTAAATTACTCTATTACATTGATGAAGATGAATTACCAACTGTGATGAGAGTGCGTAATGATGATGGTGAAAACGAAGTTATACCATTCATGAATTATCGTGAGTGGGAAAAGCACAAGAGGAAAAAGAAATAATACACCTATCGACCTTAGCATGTCGTTAAACTGCTTTTTATTATGCACTTTTCGGACTGTTAGGGTACGCGAAGGGCAAAAAGGAGTTCTGATATATGAATATCGAAGAAGTTAAGTCTTTTTTTGAAGAACACAAAGACGATAAAGAAGTAAAAGATTATCTAAACGGACTTAAGACGGTGTCTGTTGATGACGTTAAAGGCTTTTTAGATACAGAAGAAGGTAAACGATTCATTCAACCTGAATTAGATCGTTATCATTCGAAAGGATTAGAATCATGGAAAGAGAAAAATCTTGAGGATCTAATCGAACAAGAAGTACGGAAGCGTAATCCTGAGCAATCAGAAGAACAAAAACGTATTAGTGCTCTTGAACAAGAGTTAGAAAAACGCGACGCAGAGGCAAAACGTGAGAAGTTAAGAAGTAACGCGCTAGGTAAAGCGCAGGAACTAAATTTACCAACATCCTTAGTTGATAGATTTTTAGGCGATTCTGATGAAGATACTGAGCAAAACTTAAAAGCTTTAAAAGAAACCTTTGACAAGTATGTTCAAAAAGGCGTTGAGTCTAAATTTAAATCGAGTGGAAGAGATGTTAAAGAATCACGAAATCAAGATTTAGACCCTTCAAATGTAAAGTCCATTGAAGAAATGGCGAAAGAAATCAATATTAGAAAATAAAGTGAGGTAATAAAATATGGCAACTCCAACATACACGCCAGGCAATGTTATTTTATCGGATTTTAAAAACGGCGTTATTCCAGCAGAACAAGGTACTTTAATCATGAAAGACATTATGGCTAATTCAGCAATTATGAAATTAGCTAAAAATGAGCCAATGACAGCACAAAAGAAAAAATTTACTTACTTAGCAAAAGGTGTAGGCGCCTACTGGGTATCAGAAACGGAACGTATTCAAACTTCTAAGCCTGAATATGCACAAGCAGAAATGGAAGCTAAGAAAATTGGTGTAATTATTCCGTTATCAAAAGAGTTTCTTAAATGGACTGCAAAAGATTTCTTTAATGAGGTTAAACCTCTAATTGCAGAGGCATTTTACAAAGCGTTTGACCAAGCTGTTATCTTTGGTACTAAATCACCTTACAACACTTCAACTAGTGGTAAACCGCTTGTTGAAGGCGCAGAAGAGAAAGGTAACGTTGTTACAGATACTAATAATTTATACGTAGACCTTTCGGCATTAATGGCTACTATTGAAGATGAAGAGTTAGATCCAAACGGAGTATTAACTACACGTTCATTCAGAAGTAAAATGCGTAATGCTTTAGATGCTAATGACAGACCATTATTTGATGCTAACGGGAACGAGATTATGGGATTACCACTATCTTATACTGGAGCGGATGTATACGACAAAAAGAAATCGTTAGCACTAATGGGTGATTGGGATTACGCACGTTACGGTATCTTACAAGGTATTGAGTATGCAATTTCTGAAGATGCCACGTTAACGACGTTACAAGCATCAGATGCTTCTGGCCAACCAGTATCATTATTTGAACGTGATATGTTCGCTTTACGTGCGACGATGCATATTGCATACATGAACGTTAAACCAGAAGCGTTCGCAACGCTTAAACCAACTGAATAGGAGGAGATATGATGGCTAATCCTGCAGAAGAGATTAAGGTAAAAAAAGACAATATGACTATTACTGTTACAAAGAAGGCATTTGACTCTTATTACAGTCTTGTCGGTTACAAAGAGGTTAAATCACGTCGTACTACGTCTGATAAGAGCGAGTGATAAAAATGACTCTTTATGAAGATGTTAAACTTTTACTCAAGAAAAATGGAGTGGAAGTTAAAAGTGATGAAGAAGAAATATTTAAGATGGAAGTTGACGGAATACTAGAAGATGTTAGGGATATAACAAACAATGATTTTATGAAAGATGGTCAAGTCATTTATCCTTACTCAATCAAAAAGTATGTCGCAGATGTCCTAGAGTATTATCAACGACCTGAAGTTAAAAAGAATTTAAAGTCAAGAAGTATGGGGACAGTGTCGTACACTTATAACGATGGTGTCCCTGATTACATTAGTGGAGTATTAAACAGGTATAAACGAGCAAAGTTTCATCCGTTTAAACCAATAAGGTAGAGGTGTTGTTTGTGTTTAACCCATACGACGAATTCCCTCACACTATTTCTATTGGAAGTATCAAAAAAGTAGGAGAGTATCCAATTATACAAGAGCGCTTTGTAAGCGATAAAACAATTAAAGGATTTATGGATACGCCTACTACATCTGAACAACTAAAATTTCATCAAATGTCACAAGAATATGACAGAAACCTATATGTACCTTATGACTTGCCAATATCTAAAAACAATTTATTTGAGTATGAGGGTAGAATCTTTAGTATTGAAGGTGATTCTGTAGATCAGGGCGGACAACATGAAATTAAGTTACTACGACTTAAGCAGGTGCCATATGGCAAAGGTTAAGTATGGTAATTGGGACTTAGTTAAGGAACTTGAGGAGTTCGAGGAAGAAACGATTAAATGGGCTAAAAAAGGCATAGCCAAGACAATTAACAAAATATATAATACTGCAGTTGCGTTGGCTCCGGTTGACATGGGTTTTTTAAAAGAAAGTATCGACTTTATGTATAAAGACGGTGGGCTTACAGGCATCATCAGTGTAGGCGCTGAATACGCTATATACGTTGAGTATGGAACGGGTATCTATGCTACTGGTCCCGGTGGTAGTAGAGCAAAAAAACTCCCTTGGTCTTATGAAGATGAAGATGGAGAATGGCACACTACTTACGGTAGTCCAGCGCAACCTTTTTGGAACCCAGCTATCGATGAAGGCAGAGCATTCTTCAATAAGTATTTTTCATAGAGGTGGTTAAATATGTGGGTATCAGTTGAACCTGAACTTACAAATCAAATATATAAAAGATTAATCTCAGACCCTAACATTAACAAACTAGTTGATGATAGGGTCTTTGACGTTGTTCAAGATGACGCTGTTTACCCATATATTGTTGTGGGTGAATCTAACGTCACTAACAACGAATCTAGTGCAACAATGAGAGAAACGGTCGGTATTGTCATACATGTGTATTCACAGTTCGCTACACAATACGAGGCTAAGCTCATTTTAAATGCGATAGGCTATGTGCTTAACAGGCCTATAGAGATAGAAAATTATGAATTTCAATTTAGTCGTATCGATAGTCAAGCGGTATTCCCTGATATAGACAGGTTTACTAAGCATGGCACGATACGGCTTTTATTTAAGTACAGACATAAAAAGAAAAACGAAGGAGTGTATTAAATGGCGCAAAAAAACTATTTAGCGGTTGTACGTCCAGCTGAAACTGATTTAGATTTAGTTGATGCTTTATTATTAGCTGACTTACAAGAAGGTGGACATACGATTGAAAATGATTTAGCTGAAATAGTACGAGGCGGTAAAACGGACTATTCTTCCAATGCAATGTCAGAATCATTTAAATTAACGATTGGTAATGTGCCTGGAGACAAAGGAATTGAAGCAGTGAAACACGCTGTACAAACAGGTGGACAGTTGCGTATATGGCTTTATGAGCGTAATAAACGTGCAGACGGTAAACATCACGGAATGTTTGGTTATGTTGTTCCAGAATCATTTGAAATGTCGTTTGATGATGAAAGTGACAAAATCGAACTGTCATTAAAAGTTAAATGGAATACAGCGGAAGGCGCTGAAGATAACTTGCCAAAAGAATGGTTCGAAGCTGCAGGTGCTCCTACAGTTGAATACGAAAAGTTCGGCGAAAAAGTAGGTACGTTCGAGAATCAAAAGAAAGCTAGTGTTGTATCTGATTCACACACGGAAGACCATTCTATGTAAACTAATAGATCAAGGGGGCGTAAGCTCCCTATTTTTTTATAAAAAAATTGAAAAGAGGTATATATTTTGACTGAATTTAATCCAATTACAACATTAAAAATTAATGACGGAGAAAAAGATTACGAAGTAGAAGCAAAAGTAACATTTGCATTTGACCGAAAAGCTGAAAAATTCTCAGAAGATAGCGAAGATGGGAGAAAAGGAGCAATGCCAGGATTCAATGTTATCTTTAACGGTTTGCTAGAATCTAGAAACAAAGCGATTTTACAATTTTGGGAATGTGCTACTGCTTATTTAAAAAACCCACCAACTCGAGAACAATTAGAAAAAGCGATTGATGATTTCATCACTGAAAACGAGGATACTTTGCCGTTATTACAAGGGGCTTTGGACAAACTTAACAATAGTGGTTTTTTCAAGAGGGAGAGTCGCTCGTACTGGATGACATTGAACAAAGCACCGAATATGGCCAAAAGCGAGGACAAAGAAATGACGAAAGCAGGCATAGAAATGATGAAAGAGAATTACAAGGAAATCATGGGCGCAGAACCTTACACGATTACTCAAAAATAAGGCAACTGACAGCTAGATATTTAGGATATATCCCTGAACATGAATTGTTAGCACTAACACCTGCTGAATGGCGTGATTGGCTTATTGGTGGTCAGGATAGGTACCTAGATCAAAGACAATTATTAATTGAACAAGCGCAAGCTAACGGCTTAGTACAAGCTTCTAAGAGGCTAACTAGTATGATTCGTGACATTGAGAAACAACGTTACGAAATAAGAGAACCTGGTAGCTATGCTCGTGTACAAAAAGCTAGATTAGAAGAAGAAAAAAGAAGACGTGAACTCTTCAAAGAAGGCACAAGAAAATTCCTTGAATCGAAAGGAGGTTAGCCTTTGGATACTCATTTTATGGCAAAGATTATGGCCAATATTAGAGATTTCCAAAGCAACGTAAGGAAAGCTCAACGATTAGCAAAGACGTCTGTACCAAACGAAATTGAAACAGATGTAAAAGCAGATATTTCAAGATTCCAAAGAGCTTTACAACGCGCTAAAGCTATGGCGCAAAAATGGCGTGAACATAACGTTAAAATAGATGGTAATAATTCACCGTTAAAACGTGCAATTGCTAGTGCAAAAACGATGTTGGCCACGTTACACAACAAAACAATAAAAGTTAATTTCGATACGAGAGGTATGACAAAAACCCAAATTTTAACTAAGGCACTGAATCAGTCCTTAACTGATTATAGTGAGAAAATGGACGCGCTAGCTACTAAAATTCGTACATTTGGTACAATTTTTGCACAACAAGTTAAAGGCTTAATGATTGCTAGTATACAAGCATTGATACCAGTGATTGCCGGATTAGTACCTGCAATAATGGCAGTACTTAATGCGGTTGGTGTATTAGGTGGTGGCGTTTTAGGTTTAGTTGGCGCATTCTCTGTCGCAGGTCTTGGAGTTGTTGGCTTTGGTGCAATGGCTATTAGCGCTCTTAAAATGGTTGAAGATGGAACATTGGCAGTAACAAAAGAAGTTCAAAACTTTAGAGATGCGAGCGATCAGTTAAAAACTACATGGCGTGATATTGTTAAAGAGAATCAAGCAAGTATCTTTAATGCGATGTCAGCAGGTATCAGAGGTGTTACAAGTGCGATGTCTCAATTAAAACCATTCTTATCTGAAGTATCTATGCTGGTTGAAGCAAACGCACGCAAGTTTGAGGATTGGGTTAAACATTCTGAAACAACTAAGAAAGCATTTGAAGCATTGAATAGCATAGGTGGCGCAATCTTCGGAGATTTATTGAACGCTGCAGGAAGATTTGGCGACGGATTAATTAACATTTTCACTCAATTAATGCCGTTGTTCAAATTTGTGTCTCAAGGACTACAGAACATGTCCATAGCTTTCCAAAATTGGGCTAATAGTGTGGCTGGTCAGAATGCTATTAAAGCGTTTATTGACTACACTACCAATAACTTACCTAAGATTGGTCAGATATTTGGCAATGTGTTCGCTGGTATTGGTAATTTAATGATTGCTTTTGCTCAAAACAGTTCTAACATTTTTGACTGGTTAGTTAAATTAACTTCTCAATTTAGAGCATGGTCAGAACAAGTAGGACAATCACAAGGATTTAAAGACTTTATCAGTTACGTTCAAGAGAATGGTCCTACTATTATGCAGTTAATCGGTAATATCGTAAAAGCGTTAGTGGCATTTGGTACTGCAATGGCTCCTATAGCTAGTAAATTACTAGATTTCATTACTAATTTAGCTGGATTTATCGCCAAACTATTCGAAGCACACCCAGCAGTCGCTCAAATTATCGGTGTTATCGGTATTTTAGGTGGCGTATTTTGGGCTTTAATGGCTCCGATCGCAGCTGTTAGCAGTGTGTTAAGTAATGTGTTTAGTATGACTTTATTGAATGTTGTCAAAAGAATACTGGATTTAACTAGAATAACTGGGGTGGTAAGTAAAGCGTTCGGTTTATTGACTGGTGCTTTCACAAGTATTTCTTGGCCAATATTAGCAGTAGTTGCAGTCATTGGTGTATTCATTGGTATTCTTGTTTATTTATGGAAAACAAACGAGAAATTCAGAAAAACAATAACAGAAGCTTGGAACGGTATTAAAACAGCAGTTTCCGGTGCGATTCAAGGTGTAGTAGATTGGTTAACTCAATTGTGGGGCAAAATTCAATCAACATTACAGCCGATCATGCCTATTTTGCAAATGTTAGGTCAAATATTCATGCAAGTTTTAGGTGTTTTAGTCATAGGTATCATCACAAACGTTATGAATATCATACAAGGATTGTGGACCTTAATTACAATCGCGTTCCAAGCCATAGGAACAGTAATATCCGTAGCAGTCCAAATCATAGTAGGTTTGTTCACTGCTTTAATTCAGTTGCTTACTGGAGACTTCTCAGGTGCTTGGGAGACTATTAAAACTACGGTTACCAATGTACTTGATACGATTTGGCAATACATGCAATCAGTTTGGGAGTCAATTATCGGCTTTTTAACTGGCGTAATGAATCGAACGCTTTCTATGTTTGGTACAAGTTGGTCACAGATATGGAGTACAATCACTAATTTTGTTAGCAGTATTTGGAACACTGTTACAAGTTGGTTCAGTCGTGTTGCTTCGAGTGTAGCCGAAAAAATGGGACAAGCACTAAACTTTATTATCATAAAAGGTTCTGAATGGGTTTCTAACATTTGGAATACAGTTACAAGTTTCGCGAGTAAAGTAGCTGATGGGTTTAAAAGAGTTGTCTCAAATGTAGGAGACGGTATGAGTGATGCACTTGGTAAGATTAAAAGTTTCTTCGGTGATTTCTTAAATGCCGGAGCGGAATTAATCGGCAAAGTAGCTGAGGGTGTAGCCAATGCTGCGCACAAAGTTGTTAGTGCAGTAGGCGATGCAATTTCATCTGCATGGGACTCTGTAACTTCATTCGTAAGTGGACACGGCGGAGGTAGTGGCTTAGGCAAAGGTTTAGCGGTATCACAAGCTAAAGTAATGGCTACAGACTTTGGCAGTGCCTTTAATAAAGAGCTATCCTCTACTTTGACAGATAGTATAGTAGATCCTGTAAGTACTTCTATAGACAGACACATGACTAGCGATGTTCAACATAGCTTAAAAGAAAATAATAGACCTATTGTGAATGTAACGATTAGAAATGAGGGCGACCTTGATTTAATTAAATCACGCATCGATGACATGAACGCTATAGACGGAAGTTTCAACTTATTATAAGGGAGGTTTGTTAGTTGATAGCGCACGATATAGAAGTAATAAGGAATGGTTCGCAGTATCGCGTCAGTGACAATCCTTTCACTTATAATCACTTGGAAGTAGTTGAATATAACGTTACAGGCGCAGGATATCATCGTAACTATTCTGATATAGAGGGTATTGATGGTAGATTTCATAATTACGCTAAAGAAGAACTTAAAAAAGTAGAGCTTAAGCTAAGGTATAAAGTACCTAAAATTGCTTATGCTTCACATTTAAAGTCAGACGTCCAAGCACTATTTGCTGGACGTTTTTATTTAAGGGAATTAGCTACACCAGACAATTCAATTAAGTATGAGCATATATTAGATATACCAAAAGACAAACAAGCATTTGAGCTTGATTATGTTGATGGACGACAACTTTTTGTAGGACTAGTAAGTGAAGTTTCTTTTAACACAACTCAAATATCAGGGGAATTTTCTTTGTCGTTTGAAACAACCGAACTACCATACTTTGAAAGTGTCGGTTTTAGTACTGATCTTGAAAGTGATAACGACCCTGAAAAATGGTCGGTACCTGATAGATTGCCTACAAACGAAGGTGATAAGAGGCGTCAAATGACATTTTACAACACTAACTCAGGAGAAGTTTATTATAACGGTGATGTTCCTTTAACACAGTTTAATCAGTTTAATGTTGTTGAAATAGAGTTAGCCGAAGATGTTAAAGCTAATGATAAGGATGGATTCACTTTCTATACAGATAAAGGAAATATCTCAGTTATTAAGGAAGTTGATTTAAAAGCCGGAGATAAAATAATCTTCGACGGTAAACATACCTATAGAGGTTATTTAAATATAGATTCTTTTAATAAAACTTTAGAACAACCGGTTTTATATCCAGGCTGGAATCGATTCAAGTCTAATAAAGTAATGAAACAAATTACATTTAGACACAAATTATATTTTAGATAAGGAGTAGCCTATGCCAATTTTATTAAAAAGTCTACAGGGTGTAGGGCACGCTATTAATGTTAGTACAAAAGTAAGTAAAAAGTTAAATGAAGATAGTTCTTTGGATCTAACTATTATCGAGAACGCGAGTACGTTTGACGCAATAGGTGCTATAACTAAAATGTGGACGATCACTCATGTTGAAGGTGAAGATGATTTCAACGAATATGTAATTGTCATACTTGATAAGTCTACTATTGGTGAAAAAATAAGGCTTGATATCAAAGCTAGACAAAAAGAACTTGATGACCTTAACAATTCTAGGATTTACCAAGAGTATAACGAAAGTTTTACAGGCGTTGAGTTCTTCAATACTGTCTTTAAAGGAACGGGTTATAAGTATGTATTACATCCAAAAGTAGATGCATCTAAATTCGAGGGATTAGGCAAAGGAGATACACGATTAGAAATCTTTAAAAAAGGACTTGAGCGTTATCATCTCGAATATGAATACGATGCAAAGACTAAAACGTTTCATTTGTATGATGAATTATCTAAGTTTGCCAATTATTACATTAAAGCTGGTGTGAATGCTGATAACGTCAAAATACAAGAAGACGCATCTAAATGTTATACCTTTATTAAAGGTTATGGTGATTTTGATGGACAACAGACTTTTGCAGAAGCGGGACTACAAATTGAATTCACTCATCCATTAGCACAATTGATAGGTAAAAGAGAAGCGCCACCACTTGTTGATGGACGTATTAAAAAAGAAGATAGTTTAAAAAAAGCAATGGAGCTAGTGATAAAGAAAAGTGTCACTGCTTCTATTTCCTTAGATTTTGTAGCGTTACGTGAACACTTCCCAGAAGCTAACCCTAAAATAGGTGATGTTGTTAGAGTGGTGGATTCTGCCATAGGATATAACGACTTAGTGAGAATAGTCGAAATCACTACACATAGAGATGCGTACAATAATATCACTAAGCAAGATGTAGTATTAGGAGACTTTACAAGGCGTAATCGATACAACAAAGCAGTTCATGATGCTGCAAATTATGTTAAAAGCGTAAAATCTACAAAATCCGACCCATCTAAAGAACTAAAAGCATTAAACGCAAAAGTTAACGCAAGTTTATCCATAAATAATGAATTGGTTAAGCAGAATGAAAAAATAAACGCTAAAGTCGATAAGATGAATACTAAAACAGTTACAACTGCTAATGGTACGATCATGTACGACTTTACTAGTCAATCAAGTATAAGAAACATCAAATCAATTGGAACGATTGGCGACTCTGTAGCTAGAGGGTCGCACGCAAAAACTAATTTCACAGAAATGTTAGGCAAGAAATTGAAAGCCAAAACGACCAACCTTGCAAGAGGTGGCGCAACAATGGCAACAGTTCCAATAGGTAAAGAAGCGGTAGAAAACAGCATTTATAGACAAGCAGAGCAAATAAGAGGAGACCTAATCATATTACAAGGTACAGATGATGACTGGTTACACGGTTATTGGTCAGGTGTACCGATAGGCACTGATAAAACGGATACAAAAACGTTTTACGGTGCCTTTTGTTCTGCAATTGAAGTTATTAGAAAGAATAATCCGGATTCAAAAATACTAGTGATGACAGCTACAAGACAATGCCCTATGAGTGGTACAACAATACGCCGTAAAGACACGGACAAAAACAAACTAGGGTTAACACTTGAGGACTATGTAAACGCTCAAATATTAGCTTGTAGTGAGTTAGATGTACCAGTGTTTGACGCATATCACACAGATTACTTTAAGCCATACAATCCAGCTTTTAGAAAAGCGAGCATGGAGGACGGCTTACACCCTAACGAAAAAGGTCACGAGGTTATTATGTACGAGTTAATCAAAGATTATTACAGTTTTTATGACTAAAGGAGGCAACCAATGGCTTACGGATTAATTACAAGTTTACATTCAATGACAGGTCGGAAAATAGTTGCTCAACATGAGTATAACTATCGCTTGTTAGATGAAGGCATGAGCAAACTTGAGAAAATGTTTATATACCATCAAAAAGAAGAAATATACGCACACTCAGCGAAACAAATTAAATACTTGAATGACAGTGTTGAAGATTATTTAACGTATTTAAATGGCCGTTTTAGCAATATGGTACTAGGTCATAACGGCGACGGTATCAACGAGGTAAAAGACGCGCGTGTTGATAATACTGGTTATGGTCATAAGACATTGCAAGATCGTTTGTATCATGATTATTCAACACTAGATACTTTCACTAAAAAGGTTGAGAAAGCTGTAGATGAACACTATAAAGAATATCGAGCGACAGAATACCGATTCGAACCAAAAGAGCAAGAACCGGAATTCATCACAGATTTATCGCCATATACTAACGCAGTAATGCAATCATTTTGGGTAGACCCTAGAACGAAAATTATTTATATGACACAAGCTCGTCCAGGCAATCATTACATGTTATCTAGATTAAAACCTAACGGGCAATTTATTGATAGATTACTTGTTAAGAATGGTGGTCATGGTACGCACAATGCGTATAGATACATTGATGGAGAATTATGGATTTATTCAGCGGTTTTGGACGGTAACAAAAACAACAAGTTTGTACGCTTTAAATATAGAACTGGAGAGATAACATACGGTAATGAAATGCAAGATATCATGCCGAATGTATTTAACGATAGATATACGTCGGCAATTTATAATCCAGTAGAAAATTTAATGATTTTCAGACGTGAATATAAAGCTTCCGAAAGACAACTTAAGAATTCGTTGAACTTTGTTGAGGTTAGAAGTGCTGATGATATTGATAAAGGTATAGACAAAGTATTGTATCAAATGGATATACCTATGGAATACACTTCAGATACACAACCTATGCAAGGTATCACTTATGATGCAGGTATCTTATATTGGTATACAGGTGATTCGAATACAGCCAACCCTAACTACTTACAAGGTTTCGATATAAAAACAAAAGAATTGTTATTTAAACGTCGTATCGATATAGGCGGTGTGAATAACAACTTTAAAGGAGACTTCCAAGAGGCTGAGGGTCTAGATATGTATTACGATCTAGAAACAGGACGTAAAGCACTTTTAATTGGGGTAACTATTGGACCAGGTAACAACAGACATCACTCAATTTATTCTATCGGTCAAAGAGGTGTAAACCAATTCTTAAAAAACATTGCACCTCAAGTATCAATGACTGATTCAGGCGGACGTGTTAAACCGTTACCGATACAGAACCCAGCATATCTAAGTGATATTACGGAAGTTGGTCATTACTATATCTATACGCAAGACACACAAAATGCGTTAGATTTCCCGTTACCGAAAGCGTTTAGAGATGCAGGTTGGTTCTTTGATGTACTGCCTGGTCATTATAATGGTGCGTTAAGACAAGTACTAACTAGAAACAGCACAGGTAGAAATATGCTCAAATTTGAACGTGTTATCGACATCTTTAACAAGAAAAACAACGGTTCATGGAATTTTAACCCACAAAGTGCTGGTTATTGGGAACATATCCCTAAGAGCATCACGAAATTGTCTGATTTAAAAATTGTTGGTTTAGACTTCTATATCACCACTGAAGAATCAAAACGTTTTTCTGACTTCCCTAAAGATTACAAAGGTATTGCAGGCTGGGTGTTAGAAGTAAAATCAAATACACCGGGTAACACAACACAAGTGCTAAGACGTAATAACTTTGCTTCTGCTCACCAGTTTTTCGTTAGAAACTTTGGTACTGGTGGTAATAGTGGTTGGAGCATAATAGAAGGTAAGGAGGTTGAATAATGTTAGTAGATAATTTTTCAAAAGATGATAACTTAATCGAGTTAAAAACAACATCACAATATAATCCAGTTATTGACACAAACATCAGTTTCTATGAATCAGATAGAGGAACTGGTGTTTTAAATTTTGCAGTAACTAAGAATAACAGACCGTTATCTATAAGTTCTGAACATGTTAAAACTTCCATAGTGTTAAAAACCGATGATTATAACGTAGATAGAGGCGCTTATATTTCAGACGAATTAACGGTAGTAGACGCAATTAATGGGCGCTTGCAATATGTGATTCCAAATGAATTTTTAAAACATTCAGGTAAGGTACATGCTCAGGCATTCTTCACGCAACATGGGAGTAACAACGTAGTTGTTGAACGTCAATTTAGTTTCGATATTGAAAATGATTTAGTCAGTGGGTTTGATGGCATAACAAAGCTTGTTTATATCAAATCTATTCAAGATACTATCGAAGCTGTCGGTAAAGACTTTAACCAATTAAAGCAAAATATGGCTAATACACAAACGTTAATAGCAAAAGTGAATGATAGTGCGACAAAAGGCATTCAACAAATCGAAATCAAGCAAAACGAAGCTATACAAGCTATTACTGCGACTCAAACTAGTGCAACACAAGCTGTTACAGCTGAATTCAATAAAATAGTTGAAAAGGAGCAAACGATATTTGCGCGTGTCAATGAAGTTGAGCAACAAATCAATGGTGCTGACCTTGTCAAAGGCAACTCGACAGTCAATTGGCAAAAGTCTAAGATTACTGATGATTATGGCAAAGCGATTGAATCGTCTGAGCAGTCCATAGATAGCGTTTTAAGCACAGTTAACACATCTAGGATTATTCATATTACTAACGCAACAGATGCGCCAGAAAAGACGGATATAGGCACGTTAGAGAAGCCTGGACAAGATGGTGTTGATGACGGTTCTTCGTTCGATGAATCAACTTATACATCAAGCAAATCTGGTGTGTTAGTTGTTTATGTTGTTGATAATAATACTGCTCGTGCAACATGGTACCCAGATGATTCAAACGATGAGTACACAAAATACAAAATCTACGGCACGTGGTACCCGTTTTATAAAAAGAATGATGGAAACTTAACTAAGCAATTTGTTGAAGAAATATCTAACAACGCTTTAAATCAAGCTAAACAGTATGTAGATGGTAAGTTTCAAAGTACAAGTTGGCAACAACATAAATTAACAGAACATAACGGTCAATCAATCCAAAAGAACTTATATAACGCCAAAGGTAATTTAGAAGCATTGGGCGCTGGGAATTATTACGTAACAAGTGTACCTGATTTACCAGGTATTGTTGAAAGTTACGAAGGCTACTTATCAGTATTTGTTAAAGATGATGCAAATAAGTTATTCAACTTCACACCTTCAAACTCTAAAAAAGTTTATACACGATCAATCACAAATGGTCGATTAGACTCACAATGGGCTACACCTAACGAACATAAAACAGCCGTGTTATTCGACGGTGCTGCAAACGGTGTAGGAACAAGGATTAATTTAACCGAAGCTTATACAAATTATGCAATTCTATTCATAAGCGGTACTTATCCAGGTGGTGTTATTGAAGCATTCAGTTTAACCTCTATACCAAATGCGATTCAATTAAGTAAAACAAATGTAGTTGACTCAGACGGTAACGGTGGTGGTAGTTATGAATGCTTAATAACTAAAGAAAGTGGTACGACGTTAAAAATCGATAACGATGTGTACCTTGATTTAGGCAGTAAAACAGGTTCTGGTGCTAATGCAAACAGAGTTACGATAAATAAAATTGTGGGGTGGAAATAATGAAAATCACAGTAAACGATAAAAACGAAGTTATCGGATACGTTAATACTGGCGGTTTACGCAATAGTTTAGATGTAGATGATAACAATGTGCCTATCAAATTCAAAGAAGAGTTTGAACCTAGAAAGTTTGTTTTCACTAACGGCGAAATTAAATATAACAGCAATTTTGAAAAAGAAGACGTACCGAATGCATCAAGCCAACAAAGTGAATCAGATTTGAGTGATGAAGAACTTCGCGGAATGGTTGCAAGTATGCAAATGCAGGTGACGCAAGTAAACATTTTGGCGATGGAATTAAAGCAACAAAACGCTATGTTAACACAACAGTTGACTGAACTAAAAGCTGGTAAAACAAATACAGAGGGGGACGTTTAAATGGAGAAAATTAAGATGATTTATCCAACTTTCAAGGACATTAAAACTTTTTATGTGTGGGGTTGCTATAAAAATGACCAAATTAAGTGGTACGTAGACATGGGTGTAATCGACAAAGAAGAATATGCATTGATCACTGGAGAAAAATATCCAGAAACAAAAGATGAAAAGTCACAGGTGTAATGCTTGTGGCTTTTTAATTTAACGCAAAGTAGGTGGCGTAATGTTTGGCTTTACCAAACGACACGAACAAGATTGGCGTTTAACGCGATTAGAAGAAAATGATAAGACTATGTTTGAAAAATTCGACAGAATAGAAGACAGTCTGAGAACGCAAGAAAAAATTTATGACAAGTTAGATAGAAATTTCGAAGAACTAAGGCGTGACAAAGAAGAAGATGAAAAAAATAAGGAAAAAAATGCTAAAAATATTAGAGACATCAAGATGTGGATTCTAGGATTAATAGGGACGATTCTAAGTACATTTGTTATAGCCTTGTTAAAAACTATTTTTGGCATTTAAAGGAGGTGATTACCATGCTTAAAGGGATTTTAGGATATAGCTTCTGGGCGTGCTTCTGGTTTGGTAAATGTAAATAACAGTTAAGAGTCAGTGCTTCGGCACTGGCTTTTTATTTTGATTGAAATGAGGTGCATACATGGGATTACCTAATCCAAAGACTAGAAAGCCTACAGCTAGTGAAGTGGTGGAGTGGGCAAAGTCGAATATTGGTAAGAGGATTAATATAGATAATTATCGGGGCAGTCAATGTTGGGATACACCTAACTTTATTTTTAAAAGATATTGGGGTTTTGTAACATGGGGCAATGCTAAGGATATGGCTAATTACAGATATCCTAAGGGTTTCCGATTCTATCGTTATTCATCTGGATTTGTACCGGAACCTGGAGACATCGCAGTTTGGCACCCTGGCAACGGAATAGGTTCGGACGGACACACCGCAATAGTAGTAGGACCATCTAATAAAAGTTATTTTTATAGCGTTGACCAAAACTGGGTTAATTCTAATAGTTGGACAGGTTCTCCGGGAAGTTTAGTAAGACACCCTTATGTAAGTGTTACAGGCTTTGTGAGACCTCCATATTCAAAAGATACTAGCAAACCTAGTAGTACTGATACAAGTTCAGCATCAAAAGCCAATGACTCAACAATTACTGGCGAAGCGAAGAAACCGCAATTTAAAGAAGTTAAAACAGTAAAATACACTGCTTACAGCAATGTTTTAGATAAAGAAGAGCATTTCATTGATCATATAGTTGTAATGGGTGATGAACGCTTAGATATTCAAGGATTATATATAAAAGAATCAATGCATATGCGTTCTGTAGACGAACTGTATACGCAAAGAAATAAGTTTATAAGCGATTATGAAATACCGCATTTATATGTCGATAGAGAGGCTACATGGCTTGCTAGACCAACCAATTTTGATGACCCGCGTCACCCTAATTGGCTAGTTATTGAAGTATGTGGTGGTCGAACAGATAGTAAGCGTCAATTCTTAATGAACCAAATACAAGCTTTAATACGGGGTGTATGGTTGTTGTCAGGAACAGATAAAGAATTATCTGAAACAACGTTAAAGGTAGACCCTAATATTTGGCGTAGTATGAAAGATTTAATTAATTACGACTTGATTAAGCAAGGTATACCGGATGACGCAAAGTATGAGCAAGTCAAAAAGAAAATGCTTGAGACGTACATCAAACGAGATATATTAAAACGAGAAAATATTAAAGAAGTAACTACAAAAACAACAATAAGAATTAGTGATAAAACATCGGTTGACAGTGCGTCAACAAGAGGACCCACTGCATCAGACGAAAAACCAAGCATCGTTACTGAAAAAAGTCCGTTCACGTTCCAGCAAGCACTGGATAGACAAATGTCTAGGGGTAACCCGAAAAAATCTCATACATGGGGCTGGGCTAATGCAACACGAGCACAAACGAGCTCAGCAATGAATGTTAAGCGAATATGGGAAAGTAACACACAATGCTATCAAATGCTTAATTTAGGCAAGTATCAAGGCGTTTCAGTTAGTGCGCTTAATAAGATACTCAAAGGGAAAGGAACGCTAGACGGACAAGGCAAAGCATTTGCAGAAGCCTGTAAGAAAAACAACATTAACGAAATCTATTTGATCGCGCACGCTTTCTTAGAAAGTGGATACGGAACAAGTAACTTCGCTAACGGAAAAGATGGAGTATACAACTACTTCGGCATTGGCGCTTACGACAACAATCCTAACTACGCAATGACGTTTGCAAGGAATAAAGGTTGGACATCTCCAGCAAAAGCAATCATGGGCGGTGCTAGCTTCGTAAGAAAGGATTACATCAACAAAGGGCAGAATACACTGTACAGAATCAGATGGAATCCTAAGAATCCAGCTACGCACCAATACGCTACTGCTATAGAGTGGTGCCAACATCAAGCTAGTACAATCGCTAAGCTATATAAACAAATCGGCTTAAAAGGTATCTACTTTATAAGAGATAAATATAAATAAAGAGGTGTGTAAATGTACAAAATAAAAGATGTTGAAACGAGAATAAAAAATGATGGTGTTGACTTAGGTGACATTGGCTGTCGATTTTACACTGAAGATGAAAATACAGCATCTATAAGAATAGGTATCAATGACAAACAAGGTCGTATCGATCTAAAAGCACATGGCTTAACACCTAGATTACATTTATTTATGGAAGATGGCTCTATATTCAAAAATGAGCCCCTTATTATCGACGATGTTGTAAAAGGGTTCCTTACCTACAAGATACCTAAAAAGGTTATCAAACACGCTGGTTATGTTCGTTGTAAGCTGTTTTTAGAGAAAGAAGAAGAAAAAATACATGTCGCGAACTTTTCTTTCAATATCGTTGATAGTGGCATTGAATCTGCTGTAGCAAAAGAAATCGATGTTAAATTGGTAGATGATGCTATTACGAGAATCTTAAAAGATAACGCGACAGATTTATTGAGCAAAGACTTTAAAGAGAAAATAGATAAAGATGTTATTTCTTACATCGAAAAGAATGAAAGTAGATTTAAAGGTGCGAAAGGTGATAAAGGCGAACCGGGACAACCTGGTGCAAAAGGTGAAGCAGGTAAAAAAGGAGAACAAGGCGCACCCGGTAAAAACGGTACTGTAGTATCAATCAATCCTGACACTAAAATGTGGCAAATTGATGGTAAAGATACAGATATCAAAGCAGAACCTGAGTTATTGGACAAAATCAATATCGCAAATGTTGAAGGGTTAGAAGATAAATTGCAAGAAGTTGAAAAAATCAAAGATACAACTCTCAACGACTCTAAAACGTATACGGATTCAAAAATTGCTGAACTAGTTGATAGCGCGCCTGAATCTATGAATACATTAAGAGAATTAGCAGAAGCAATACAAAACAACTCTATTTCAGAAAGTGTATTGCAACAGATTGGCTCAAAAGTTAGTACAGAAGATTTTGAGAGATTCAAGCAATCATTAAACAGTTTGTATGCAGATAAAAATCATAGTCATACAATCAAACAGATTGAAGGATTAGAAAATGCTTTATCAAAAAAATCAGACATAAATCACAGTCATGATGAACGTTATCTTTTATCATCAAATGCTTTTACAAAAGAGGAAGCAGATAAACTTTATCAACCTATCGGTTCTTCGCAGCCGTCACTGAATATTTGGACAGGCAGTGAAACAGAATATAATTATTTGTATCAAAAAGACCCTAATACACTTTACTTAATTAAGGGGTGATTTTATGGAAGGTAATTTTAAAAATGTAAAGAAGCTTATTTACGAAGGCGAAGAATATACAAAAGTATATGCTGGAAATATCCAAGTATGGAAAAAGCCTTCATCTTTTGTAATAAAACCCTTACCTAAAAATAAATATCCGGATAGCATAGAAGAATCAACAGCAAAATGGACAATAAATGGAGTTGAACCTAATAAAAGTTATCAGGTGACAATAGAAAATGTACGTAGCGGTATAATGAGGATTTCGCAAACTAATTTAGGGTCAAGTGAATTAGGAATATCAGGAGTCAATAGCGGAGTTGCAAGTAAAAATATCAACTTTAGTAATCCTTCAGGGATGTTGTATGTCACTATAAGTGATGTTTATTCAGGATCTCCGACATTGACCATTGAATAATTTTAAACGACTAATTTTTAGTCGTTTTTTTATTTTGGATAAAAGGAGCAAACAAATGGATATTAACTGGAAATTGAGATTCAAAAACAAAGCAGTACTAACTGGTTTAGTTGGAGCATTGTTGCTATTTATCAAGCAAGTCACGGATTTATTCGGATTAGATTTATCTACTCAATTAAATCAAGCTAGCGCAATTATAGGCGCTATCCTCACGTTACTTACAGGTATTGGCGTTATTACTGACCCAACGTCAAAAGGCGTCTCAGATTCATCTATAGCACAGACATATCAAGCGCCTAGAGATAGCAATAAAGAAGAACAACAAGTTACGTGGAAATCATCACAAGACAGCAGTTTAACGCCGGAATTAAGCACGAAAGCACCAAAAGAATATGATACATCACAACCTTTCACAGACGCCTCTAACGATGTTGGCTTTGATGTGAATGAGTATCATCATGGAGGTGGCGACAATGCAAGCAAAATTAACTAAAAAAGATTTTATAGAGTGGTTGAAAACTTCTGAGGGAAAACAATTCAATGTGGACTTATGGTATGGATTTCAATGCTTTGATTATGCCAATGCTGGTTGGAAAGTTTTGTTTGGATTACTTCTGAAAGGTTTAGGTGCAAAAGATATACCATTTGCAAACAATTTCGATGGACTAGCTACTGTATACCAAAATACACCGGACTTTTTGGCACAACCCGGCGACATGGTTGTATTCGGTAGCAATTACGGTGCAGGATACGGACACGTAGCATGGGTAATTGAAGCAACTTTAGATTATATCATTGTATATGAGCAGAATTGGCTAGGCGGTGGCTGGACTGACGGAATCGAACAACCCGGCTGGGGTTGGGAAAAAGTTACAAGACGACAACATGCTTACGATTTCCCTATGTGGTTTATCCGCCCGAACTTCAAAAGCGAAATAACACCACGATCAGTTCAATCTCCTACACAAGCACCTAAAAAAGAAACAGCAATTCCACAACCTAAAGCGGTAGAACTTAAAATTATCAAGGATGTGGTTAAAGGTTATGACCTTCCTAAACGTGGTGGTAATCCTAAAGGTATTGTCATTCATAATGACGCAGGAAGCAAAGGGGCGACAGCGGAAGCTTATCGCAACGGATTAGTTAACGCACCTTTATCGAGATTAGAGGCAGGTATTGCACATAGTTATGTATCAGGTAACACAGTGTGGCAAGCTTTAGATGAATCACAAGTAGGTTGGCATACTGCTAACCAATTAGGCAATAAATATTATTACGGTATTGAAGTGTGTCAATCAATGGGTGCAGATAACGCGACATTCTTAAAAAATGAACAGGCAACTTTCCAAGAATGCGCTAGATTGTTAAAAAAATGGGGTTTACCAGCAAACAGGAACACAATCAGATTACACAACGAATTCACTTCAACATCATGTCCACACAGAAGCTCAGTATTACACACTGGTTTTGACCCAGTAACTCGCGGTCTATTGCCAGAAGACAAGCGGTTGCAACTTAAAGACTACTTTATCAAGCAGATTAGGGCGTACATGGATGGTAAAATACCGGTTGCCACTGTCTCTAATGAGTCAAGCGCTTCAAGTAATACAGTTAAACCAGTTGCAAGTGCATGGAAACGTAATAAATATGGTACTTACTACATGGAAGAAAGTGCTAGATTCACAAACGGCAATCAACCAATCACAGTAAGAAAAGTGGGGCCATTCTTATCTTGTCCAGTGGGTTATCAGTTCCAACCTGGTGGGTATTGTGATTATACAGAAGTGATGTTACAAGATGGTCATGTTTGGGTAGGATATACATGGGAGGGGCAACGTTATTACTTGCCTATTAGAACATGGAATGGTTCTGCCCCACCTAATCAGATATTAGGTGACTTATGGGGAGAAATCAGTTAG